GGTTAATATGAAATTTTTATATGCTCTACTTGCTACACTTTTTCTTGCTGCCCCTGCATGGGCAGTCGATGTTCAAATGGGTGCCAATGGCAACCTAGTTTTTGAACCTGCAGAAGTCAGTATCTCTGCTGGTGAATCAGTCAATTTTATCAATAACATGCTCCCTCCACACAATGTGGTTGTGGAAGATCATCCAGAACTGTCACATGAAGCACTGGCAATGATGCCAGGTGAAGAGTTTGATGTTGACTTTCCTGAGGCAGGGGACTATACTTACTGGTGCGGACCCCACAAGGGTGCTGGCATGATCGGTACTGTACACGTTTCCTAATCCATGAACACTAACGACTGGCGTAATTCTGATGATCGATTCGCACAAAAGGGAATCCTTGCTGAGGCATTGATCCACAAAGGCATTCCTCTCTACACAGACTTTTATCAGTTCTGTGATTATGCAATCTCTCAAGGCATCGGTGATTATGCAGTCACTATGGAGAAACCCGAAAGGGAAACCTTCATACATAGTGAATACATGAAATATATGCATCATAGAGTCTTGTTAAATGAGTGAGCAGTATCTTGGCAATCCTAATCTCAAGAAGGTCAATACCCCGATTGAGTTTACAGAGGAACAGTTAAAAGAGTACATCAAATGTTCTCAAGATCCTGTTTACTTTATTAGGACTTACATTAGGATCGTTTCACTGGACGAAGGTTTAATTCCTTTTGCCATGTACGATTTTCAAGAAGAGATGGTGCAGAAGTTCCATGACAATAGATTTAATATTGCAAAACTACCACGACAGTCAGGTAAGTCCACCATTGTGACTTCCTATCTGTTGTGGTATGTTCTTTTTAACCAAAACGTTAACGTAGCAATTCTTGCAAACAAAGCAGCAACTGCTCGTGAGATGCTACAGAGACTACAACTATCTTATGAAAACCTCCCCAAGTGGCTCCAGCAAGGAATCATCGCATGGAACAGAGGCAGTTTGGAACTGGAAAACGGAAGTAAAATCTTGGCTGCTTCTACTTCGGCTTCTGCTGTCAGGGGTATGTCTTTTAACGTCATATTCCTTGATGAATTTGCGTTTATCCCGAACCACATTGCTGACCAGTTCTTTAGTTCTGTTTATCCTACTATTTCCTCTGGTAAATCAACTAAGGTAATCATCATCTCGACACCTCACGGGATGAACATGTTCTATAAACTCTGGCATGATGCTGAGAGGAACAAGAATGAATACATTCAAACTGAGGTTCACTGGTCTGAAGTTCCTGGTAGAGATGAGAAGTGGAAAGAACAGACTATTGCCAACACGTCAGAGCAGCAGTTTAAGGTTGAGTTTGAATGTGAGTTTCTTGGATCTGTTGACACTCTGATCAGTCCTAGCAAACTGAGGATCATGCCGTATGAAGATCCCATGGAGAGAAGTGCTGGACTTGATATCTACGAAAGACCAATCAAAGATCACACATACATTGTGACTGTAGATACTAGTCGTGGTATCTCTAGTGACTATTCTGCTTTCACAGTCATGGATGTGACACAGATTCCATATGTGATGGTGGCAAAGTATAGGAACAATGAAGTTAAACCAATGTTGTTTCCTAACATCATCTTTGATATTTGTAAGGCATATAATAAAGCATATGCTCTGATTGAAGTTAATGATATTGGTGGTCAGGTTGCTGACATCCTACACTTCGATCTTGAGTACGATAATATTCTGATGTGCTCAATGCGTGGCAGATCAGGTCAAGTTGTTGGATCTGGATTCTCTGGTAAGAAAGCATACCTGGGAGTTAGAATGACTAAGGCAGTGAAGAAACTTGGTTGCTCTAACTTCAAGACGATGCTAGAGGATGATAAGATCGTCATTAAAGATTACGATACCATATCTGAACTGACTACTTTTATTCAAGTCGGTGATAGTTTCCAAGCTGAAGAAGGTTGTAACGATGACCTAGCAATGTGCTTTGTTATGTTCTGCTGGTTGACTACAAGTGTCTACTTCAAAGAATTGGTAAATAGTGATATACGTCAGAAAATTTACGAGGATCAAAGGGAAGCAATTGAAGCCGATATGGCACCCTTTGGATTTGTTGAAGATGGAACAAGTGAAGAAAGCTTCGTGGATAACAATGGAGATAGGTGGTATGTGGATGAATACGGAGACCGTGCTTTCCAATGGAATTACGTGAACGATGACATGACCCCTACATCATGGTGAATATGCTGCAAAAAGTAGCATTTCATAAATATTTTTAGTAAAAGACACTAATTTAATAGAGGGAGTTTTTACAAATGGCATCAAGGCAACAATCCCCTGGTGTGCAGATACTGGAAAGAGATCTGAGCACCTCTTCTTCGGTGTCCTTGACAAACGTTGGTGCTATCGCAGCAGCATTTGAAAATGGACCAATCGAAGAACCCGTTACAATCGGTTCCGAGAGAGAACTAGCTTCTGTCTTTGGCAACCCTACAGAAAAGAATTACGAAGACTGGTTCACAGCAGCTCAGTTCCTCCAGTATGGTGGTAACCTGAGAGTTGTGCGTTCAGACTCTACGAAGATTGCAAACGCAGCTGACGACATTGGTTCTGCCAATAATCGTGGTTCAGGTGCTACCGCAACAGTGACCGTGACCAACGGTTCCATTGCTTCAGTGGCAGTTAATGCTCAAGGTTCTGGATATCGTGGTGCAACCGTCACTATCTCTGGTGGTACTGGCACAGGTGCTGAAGTCGTTGCAACTGTTGAATCAGGTGCAGTGACTGGTTACACTGTGGTTTCTGGTGGTAAAGGTTACGACCAGGCTTCAGTGACCGCAACAGTTTCAGGTTTAGGACCCAAGATCAAGACACTTGCAGATTACGAAGCAAACATCGAAGATGCGTCAAACGCATTCCACTATGCAGCAAGAACTGCAGGTGAGAATGGTAACTCATTGAAGGTGTTCATTGCTGACGCAGGTGCTGATCAGGTTCTGTATCTGACTCCTGTTAGCACAGGTCTGTCACAGTCAACAAATGACCTTACCGTTGTGAGAGCACAGGGTGGCACTTCTGCTACTACCTTTGCTGACGACGATGTGGTTTCTCTGATTGACAGAACAGCAACCACAACCACGGTTGATAACGCAGGTGGCACCGCACTGTCCGCAGTTGCGACAACTCTGAACGTTGCATCCGACACTGGTCTTGCAGCAAACGACTTCCTGCTAATCGAATCTGCTAACGGTGCTGAAATCGTTCGCATCGATTCTGGTTACTCAGGTGGTACTGCTATCACGATTGCTCGTGCAAAAGAAGCAACTACTGCAGTATCTCACGCAGACGGTTCTGCTGTTACCAAAGTCACCGTGACTGAAGCAGCAACTGCTCTTAACGGTGCAATCGGTACAACTGGTGCAACCACGATCTCGGTCGATGGTCTAACCAACTTCACCGTTAACGACTTGATCCGTGTGATCAAGACCTCCAACTCAAACACCACCACCATTAACGAGGGTGGCACCTTCAGTGACGCAGATACAACTCTGACCGTTACTTCTGGTACTAACTTTGCTGCTGGTGAATTCATCAAGATCGATAACGAGATCCTGGAAGTTACTTCCAAGAACCTCAACGATCTGATTGTTCGTCGTGGTGCACTGGGTACAACCGCAGCATCTCACGCAGATGGTGCAACCGTGACTGAACTGAACCTGACCTCTGAGGTCATGAAGGTTTCAGCAATCACCCCCATCGCAACTGGTTCTGCAGAACCCCGTTTCGCACTCCAAGCAGCTGCTGACGGTACATTCACCAACGGTGGTCTGACATCACCTGCTGGTGCAACTTCTGCACAATCCCTCTCAACCTATAACATCTCTGGTTGGAACTACAAGTCTGTCGTTGCTCTGACTCTCAAGGAAGGCACCGTCAAGTCTAAGTTCGCAGTTGGTGAAAGACTAACCACTAACGCAGCTACTCCTGTTGTTGGTGATGTGATCTCCTGGGATCCTACTTCCAGAATTCTGGAAGTTAAGATCGATTCCACAAACACTGGTCTCTACAGCACCGCAACTGGTAGCAACATCGTTAAGTCGGTTCTATCTGCTCCTGTTGGATATCCTGCAGTGACTGGTTCGGAAGGTCAGATCGAGAAGATTGAGAGAAAACTCTATGTTGCTCTCGACAAGACTTCTGAGAAGTTCTCTGATGATTCCATCGGTTCTGCTAAGGTCCGTCTTGCAGACCTCGGTTCTAACGAGTTCACTATCAACTCCTTCTCCGATGCATATTCTGAACTGGAATACTATCCTGGTCAGAAATGGGTCAACGTCGCAGCACGTCCTGGTACTTCCGATTATGTGAAGAATAAGGGTGGTAGCAATGACGAACTCCACGTTCTTGTGTTTGACCATCTTGGTACAATCACTGGTACACCCAAGACTCTTCTTGAGAAGTTCACCTTTGTCTCCAAAGCATCTGATGCTAAGAGTCCTCAAGGTGCTAACAACTACTATTCTGAAGTTATCAAGAATGAGTCCTCTTACATCTTCTTCGGTGAGCATCCTGGCACTCTGACTGGAGACTCCAGCACTCACGTTCAGTACAGAACTAACGGCAATACTGCAGTTGCTTCTGGTCTCTGGGGTACACCTGCACTGAACAAGAACTTCAACATCCTGCAAAACTACACTGGTTACAGACTAGACACTGCTGTTGGTAATATCAAAGATCAGGCAACTGGTGCTTGGTATGGTGGTTCCTATCAGTACGAATTCTCTGGTGGTGACAGTGGTTTCGATGCAAACGTTGCTAACATCAACGCAGCACTCGATATGTTTGCAGATGTTGAGACTGAGAGAATCGACTATCTCCTCTGTGGTAAGACTGGTGCTAACCTATCCGACTCCCTAGCAAAAGCAAACAAACTGATTGCTGTTGCTGATCTGAGAAAGGATTGCGTTGCATTCATCTCACCTCAAAGAGATGATGTTGTCGGTATCATCTCTAACCCCACATCCAGAACTCAGACAAATAACATTGTCAAGTTCTTTGATCGTCTGACTGGTTCTTCTTACGCAGTCTTCGATTCGGGTTATAAGTATCTCTACGATAAGTACAACGACAAGTATCGTTACATTCCTTGTAACGGTGACGTTGCTGGTACTTGTGTTGAGACAGCAATCACCAACGATCCTTGGTTCTCCCCCGCAGGTTTCACCCGTGGTCAGATCCGTAACGTGATCAAGCTGGCTTACAATCCTAAGAAGGCATTCAGAGACGAACTGTATTCGTCAAGAGTGAACCCCGTCGTTACATTTGCTGGTGAGGGCACAGTCCTCTTCGGTGATAAGACTGCACTTTCAACACCTTCCGCATTCGACAGAATTAACGTTCGTCGTCTGTTCCTGACTCTGGAAAGAATCATCGGTGAAGCAGGTCGTGGTCAACTCTTCGAGCAAAACGACGCAGTTTCTAGAAGCATCTTCCGCAATATCGTTGAACCTTATCTCCGTGATGTTCAGGGTCGTCGTGGTATCACTGACTTCCTGGTTGTGTGTGACGAAACCAACAACCCTGCAGATGCTATTGATCGTGGTGAGTTCTACGCAGAGATCTTCGTGAAGCCCACCCGCACGATTAACTTCATTACTCTATCCTTCGTGGCAACACGTACAGGTATCGAGTTTAGTGAAATCGCAAACTGATCTCATAAGTAGTATTAACCAGGAGGATACACAGAACAATGACACTCAATCTCACAAACTTCAAAGCGCAACTAGTGGGGGGTGGAGCAAGACCTAATCTATTTAAGGTTGACCTCAACTTCCCCTCTGGGGTTGGCATTGGAAACGCAACAGCAGTTGTGAACCAAGGTCAATTTATGGTCAAGGCAGCAAATCTGCCAGCATCACAGCTCGGTGTTATCGAAGTTCCCTTCCGTGGTAGAGTGCTCAAGGTTGCGGGAGACCGCACCTTCGAGCCTTGGACCATCACGGTTCTGAACGACACCGACTTCATGATTCGTGAAGCCATGGAAGCATGGGTTCGTGCTATCAATAGAGAGCAAGAGAACACAGGTTTGCAGAATCCTGCAGACTATCAAGCAGACATGGTTGTTACTCAACTAGATCGTGAGGGTGCTGAAATTGCAGCATACCGTTTCTACGGTACATTCCCCACGAACGTTTCGGCTATTGACCTAGCATTCGACTCCAACGATACCGTTGAAGAATTCACCGTTGAACTACAAGTCCAGTGGTGGGAAAACGAAGGCAAGGCAAAGAAAAAATCCTCAAATAGGATCCGTCGTTGATCGACTAAATAGACCGTAAGCAAACTAGAGTAACATAATGGCACAAGAGAACAATACTTCTCTGTTTGGATTTTCACTCAATAGGCGTAAGGATGCTGCCCCTAAAAAGGCAGTATCCTTTGTGCCTAAAGATTCACAGGATGCTTCTGCCCCCATCGTTGCAGGTGGATATTTTGGACAATACGTTGATCTAGATGGTCACGTAAAAAATGAATGGGAACTTATCATGCGTTATCGTGATATGTCCATTCACCCAGAATGTGATGCTGCAATCGATGAGATTGTAAATGAAACTATTGCAGGGGAACTTGACGACTCACCAGTGGAGATCGAACTATCAAACCTTCCTAAAGTTAGTCAATCACTAAAGACTAAGATCAGGGAGGAGTTTCACTATGTCTTGCGTTTGCTAGATTTTGATCAAAAAGCATACGACATTTTCCGTCGTTGGTATATTGATGGTAGAGTTTTCTATCATAAAGTTATTGATTTAGAGAGTCCCAAGAACGGTATCACTGAACTCAGATACATTGACCCTCGCAAGATCCGCAAGGTCAAAGAGATCATGAAACAGGATACTCGTGACATGGCACCCCAACAAACTGAAAATAAAGTTGGGCAAAAGACTGTAGAGTATTACATCTACAATCAAAAAGGTATTAGAGGCAATGACAATACTGGTGTGAAGATCGCACCTGATGCAATTACATATTGTCATTCAAGTATCGTTGATATGAACCGCAATATGGTTCTATCACATTTGCACAAAGCAATCAAAGCATTGAATCAACTGAGAATGATTGAAGATTCTCTGGTGATTTATCGTTTGTCACGTGCTCCCGAACGTCGTATTTTCTACATCGACGTTGGTAATCTTCCTAAGGTAAAGGCAGAACAATACCTCAAGGAAGTGATGTCCCGTTACCGCAACAAACTAGTTTACGATGCGGCAACTGGTGAGATCCGTGATGACAGAAAGTACATGTCAATGCTAGAGGATTTCTGGCTCCCCCGTCGTGAAGGTGGTCGTGGTACAGAAATCACAACTCTGCCTGGTGGTCAGAACCTGGGTGAACTGGAAGACGTTAAGTATTTCCAGAAGAAACTCTACAAAGCACTCAACGTTCCCCCCTCCAGAATTGAGTCTGACAGCACTTTCAACATTGGTAGATCTGCAGAGATCACCAGAGATGAGGTGAAGTTCCAAAAATTTGTCACCCGTCTCCGCAAAAATTTCTCTACTCTCTTCAACGATATTCTCAAGACCCTGTCTCTTATACACA